CGAGATCTACACAGAGTAGATCGTCGGCAGCGTCAGATGTGTATAAGAGACAGCTGCGGTTGCAAGCGACCGAGAGGGCAGCGGTATTGCTGTGCCGGGATCTTCACGTCACACCTCCCGGATCTCGATGGCCCAGTGCAGCAATGCCAGTGCATCGGCCTCGTTGTCGTCCTTGGGGGGGTGACCACGTGACCGTGCGGCTGCGATCAGCTCGTCTTTGCCGGCATTGCCGTGGCCGGTAGCGTGTTTTTTGATCGTGCCGACTGGCACGCCCTGGTAAGGAATGTTCTGATGCTCGCACCACGCGGTCAGGTGTCCCATAAAACCGCCGTAGGCATGTGCGGCATCCACGCCTGCGTGACGCCGTACCTCTTCGAAGTACACCGCGTTGATAGATTGGCTGGCCGAAAGCAATTCGTTGAGCCAGCGTTTGAAGCGCAGGAAGCGCATCCCGCCACCCTCGAACCGCTGTGGCTTGAAGCATTGCGTGCCGCTGATGATGCTGCCATCCAGGTGGTGCAGCGCCCACCCCGTATTCGTGCCCAGATCAAGGGCCAGGGTCGTCGTGTTCATGTGTTCAGTCCTTTCTTGTTCTCGGTCTGACGCAGCCGACACGGTTTGTCGAAACATTCCATGAGGCGCGCACGCGCACACGTGTGGTGAGTTACGTGAAAGAGCGTCGGCTGCGTCAGACTGATGGTTTTTCATGAGCGTCAGTTATCGGCGTAGGGGGTGTAGGCGGGTGCGGGCGGGTTCTTGAGACCGATCCCCTGAAATCCACGCACCCCCATGCTGTTCCGCCATTTCTCGATACCGCGCGTGATGAGCAAGTCGGAAAAGCGCCGCTGCGACCCGCTAAATTCGCCCGCCGCTTCCGACCATTGCTTCCAGTCGGTGAACAGTTCGGCAGTCAGCGACTTGGCGTTGGGCTCGCGCACGCAACACTCATCCAGCCAGCGGCCCAGTGCATCCTCAGCTTCGAAATACTCCTCGGTTGCCTCCACGACCCGTTGAGGAGGGTCGAGCCGCCCCAGTCGTTGCCAATCGAGACAACCCTGCACCGCCCAAGCCAGGATGCCGTCACGCTCGGCCAGCAATTTCTGCTGGAGATGCTTGTCACGACGCTCGGGTGGCACGGTGATCGTGAAAGGGATCAGATGCAGGCGCCGCTTCATCGCCTCGTCAATGTTGCGAATGGCCGGCTTGTGGTTGCCCGCCACGAACAACTTGAACTGCGGGAAAAACTCGAAGAAGTCCTGGCGCATAAAACGCGCAGAGATCTTGTCGCCCCCGGTCAGGTTCTTGACCTTCGATTCGGCCCAGCGTCGCCCTTGCTCGGTTTCGATGGCTGCCACGAAGCGTGCGCCGCGCAGGCCAGCCATATCGGTTGGATGCCGGTCGGTGCGCGTCTCCATGAAGGTATCCATCGGCGCATTGGTGGCGTAGTCGCCGAGGATGGTGGCCAGCGTGTTCACGAACACCGACTTGCCGTTCGCGCCTGTGCCGTACAGAAAAAACAGCGCGTGCTCTCGCGTCGAGCCGGTGAGTGCGTAACCGACCATTCGCTGCAAGTAGCTCTGCAACTCTTTGTCACCACCCGTGACCTCGTCAAGGAATTGACGCCAGATCGGGCAGTCACCCCCGGGCGTGGCCGTGGTGATTTTCGTCATCCGGTCAGCACGGTCGTGTGGACGCTGTCTGCCGGACTTGAGATCGACCACGCCGCCCGGGGTGTTGAGCAACCACGGGTCGGCATCCCATTCCTCAGTGGTGGCCGCATGTCTGCGGTCCGCGCGTGACAGCCGCTCGACGCCACCGACCGTACTTGCGCTGGCGAGCTTGGCCGCCACTTTCGGATTTTCGGCTCGCACGGCGGCATGCCGGCAAACACTGCGGATCAGATCGGTGGCGGCCAGAGTGTCCTCGGTGCGCCAGCGATTACCGTCCCACACCAGCCAACGGCCCCAGGTGGCCACGTAGCGCCAGTCGCGGTGATAGCGCCGGGTGAAGGCCAGCGCCAGCGCATCCTCCGTGCCCCATACCGACTCGTCGCTGCTAGCCACAGGATCGGCATCCACGGTGATGTCGTGCATCTGCAGGCGTGGGCCGTGCGCGAGAAATGCCGCAACGTCAAAGCCCTCGGCGATGGCGTCGGCCGCATCCCATCCTTCAGCCGCTTCCTCGGGCGGGTACAGGATGTGGCAGGTTTTGGCGCCCGCCGACAGGATGGCCTGCGCTGCCTGCGTCGCATAGTCCCAGCCCGGCTTGTCGCGGTCAGGCCAGATCAGCACGGACTTGCCGGCCAACGGCGACCAGTCGGTTTTCTCTACCGGGGCATTCGCACCATGCATCGCCGTCGTGGCAGTGATGCCCGCATCGATGAGCGCCTGCGCGCATTTCTCGCCCTCGACCAGCACGACCTGCGCGGCATCCCTCATTCCCGGCTGGTTGTAGATGGGACGTGGCTCGGGCGGAGCCATCTTGCGCCGCTTGGCATCCCATGGGCGAAACTCCTTCTTCCGTCCGGGCGGGTCGTAGCGGTAGACCACCGCGATCAGATTGCCGGCTGCATCGTGGTAATCCCACTTCGCGGTGGCCGGGCCGAGGTCATCGACGGGTGGCCCCTTCTTTGCCTTGCGGGAGGGCGTCGACGGTGCTTGCCCAAGCAGATCTGCCGCGTGCTGAAGCACACGCGGAAAATCTGTCTGCACATTGGCACCCAAGTGGGCCGCGATGAGATCGAAGATGTCACCGCCATCACCGGTTGCACGATCGGTCCACAGGCCGGTCTTCTCACCATCGAGGACAACCTCGAGGCTATCGCCGGGGCTGCCAAGCACATCGCCGACGAGAAATTTCCCTTTGCGCTTCTTGCCCGCAGCGAACAGTGTGGCCAGGACCGATTCCAGTCGAGCGACGAGATCGGCTCGCAACGACTCACGGGTCACCCCACTGTCCTGTGGCAACTCAGCAGGGGCATCGTTGAAATCAAGCATTCGACCCGCCCCCCTGTGCCAGCATCCAAGCTTCCAGCTCCTGCAATTTGAAGCGCACGAGCTTGCCGACCCGGTAATGCGGTATGCCAAGCCGCTGACGCTCCTTGGGATGAGTGAGCAAGTACATCGGCAGATTCAGGCAATGGGCGGCCTCGCTTGCATCAACTAAGCGCTCGCCAAGTACATCGGTGATGGACGAAGGGTTCATGGTGTATTCCTCCAGCACCGGTCCTGCCATGCGCACATCCGGCACTCAAAGTGGGCGGGGTCGCGAAAGCTGCGTGGCAGCAACTCTCCGGCATCCGTGGCCGAAATAATCCTCAGCGCTCGGTCGGACATGCGCTGGGCCAGTGCAGCATCGAACGGCACCAGTTCGGTGTAGATCTCCATGGTGTCGGCATTGATCGCCGTGAAGATTACCGGCTGTTCATGCAACTCCAGATAGGCCTGGTAGATCGCTACCTGCGCGGCATAGATCGGTTTGGCCGCGGCCAGCCGGTTTTTCTCCAGGTCACGCCACGACTTCGATCCGAGGCACTTGCACTCCCATAGAGCTGGGTAAGCAAAGCCCTCGGGGCCATCGACGATGACGCCGTCGATGTGCCCCTGCAGGCGTCCGCCGACCGCCGAGAAACCGAACTGATCGCCACTGGGTTTACGGGTGCGCAGATCGAACCCGGCTGCCCGCAACCACTCGACCATGCAGTCCTCCATGACATGGCCACGCTCGAAGATGCGTAACAAGCGCCCATCGGGTTCTCGACCGTGATCGACCGGCGCCTCAGCAAACTCGTACTGCAGGGCACGTTCGCATGACGTCCCGAGGCGCGAAGCACCCAGGTACTCACGCTGCACCTCAGTGGAGCGCACGCGCTGCATTCCGGCATCGACCAATGCGGCGATCTGTCCAGAAATGCTGGAAGAGGAGTTGAAGTCCATCATGACTTACCTCCCTTCCCGTCTTCCCAGGGCAGGTCATCCTTCAGATCGGCGAACGGACTCGCCAGTGGATCGGGTGTAGGCGCCATGCCCCGCACTGGTGGGAATTTGGTCGCCTCGTGGTGCACGACCATCGCATCGGTGTAGCAGGTCACGATGGCATCGATCACGCGCAGCGCCTCGGCTTCGGAGTAATTGCCGAGCGGCTTGGTGAACCCGATCGCGCCGGCTGCCTCGCCGAACGCTTTGAGACAACTGCGCATGGCTGCCAGCTCGACATCAGACGGATCGATCATGACGACCTCCCTGATGTCCTTGCCGCCATCCTTGACGCGCAGCCAGTTGCCGTACAGTGCGTGAAACGCGTCCTGGCAGCGTCGGGAGCAGAACACCCAGTCGATGGGGTAGCGCCGAGGGTTGCCGATGCGATGCCGGCTGTCGGAATAGCCGAATCCCCTGGCCTGGCGCTTGCAGACCCAACACTTTCCGCTCATACATGACC